GAGCTTTCATCACATATATGGAACATAGTGATTCTGAAGTAGTTGTCTTACCTTCTGCTACAGGGTCAATAGATGCATAGTACTGTCCAAAGACTGGATCCTTAATTGGCCTTTCATATACTACAAGTACACCTGTTTTATCTTCAGTCTTTTTACTTATAGGGAATTCTTTGATAGGTTGCTTATTACTTTCTTTTACTCTTACTACTCCATCCGTAGTATCCCGGTAGATATCTAGATACTCATAAGAGTATTCTTTATCTTCAATCCTTTTGATCTGGTTATTCACAAGATGTGATGGGAACTTAGATACCTTTCTATGTTTAAATGCTTCTGCTATATTCCTAGGATGCTGAGATACTTCAAGCTGGTAGTCTTCCGGATCCATGGTTTTCTTACACTGTTCAAAGTAATCATCTAATGCTTTAAGAGATTCTTCTACTAGTGAGTTACCATAGTCATCTATATATGGAGGCATAGACCATTGTTCAGGTATAAACAGTCCGGATCTACCCCATGCTTTATGCTCATCTAGTAGATTAGATTCTACTGCATAGATGTCATTAGCATCTGGATCCAGGATCATTTTCTTTAATGGATCACACTGATCTAAATCCCCTACAGATCCTGCAGCAATAAACATTCCTGTAGTTATCATACCTGACTTAAGGGCCGGCTTGATATATCCATAGGTTACATTCATCTTTGGAGCAATCCCTGCCTCCTCATGAAAGAAGTATTTTACAGGACCCCCTACACCATTTGTTGCACTCTTCTCAAAAGACATCCCTTGCATGGTGCCTTTGAGACCTACCTCATTCTTTCTATCACCTTTGCGGACCTCAATCTTTTGTTGCCACATCATGACTTTGTTAGGATTCATAGGTCTATACCATGCTGTATGCTCATTTAAGAATGCTGCATACTCTTCTAAGAATTTCCAAGATCCTTTCTCATTGATGTAGTCTTTTAGATTTGCACCCATCTTTAAGGTCACACCGGCCTCAAACCATAGTTGGTTTATAAGTTTACCTACATGGAAATAAGATGAGGCTATCTGACGTTTCTTGAGAATAGCACAGTGCTTATAGTTTAACTCTGCTAGTAGTTCATAGAGAGCCATGTGATACTGAGCATCCCGGATTTTAGCAAAGTCAAACTTCTGTTGCTCCTTATCAAAGATAGGTAAGAAGTTTAACCACATGTAGTAGTCTCTTGAGATATACCAATTTTTGGTACCTGATTTAACTAGGATACCATTCCGGCATTTATACTTTTGGTCATCCCAGTACTTGATATAATCCTTAGTTCTTACAGGTGAGTCACAGTAGTAACCGTTCTTGTTAAAATTTCTAGCCTGCTCATTAAATATTCTGGATGTCTCATCAAATTCATACTCACCTGGTTCTTTAAAAATTGATAGTATAAATTCCTTGAAATCATCACGGGATGCAAATTGAGTCTCACCCCATTCACCATCCTCATATGTTGGTATGTTATATTCAATACTCATTTAATAGTCTTAGTACTTCATTCAGTGCCTCATGTCTATGATTGTCTTTTAGCACTGCTTTAAATACATGTTTAGATTTTTCTAACTTAGCTAGATCATGAATAGCTGACTCATTCTTAAATCTTAAATCTATCTGGTGTGTGTCTCCGGTAAAGATCATTATACCATTCTTACCAAGTCTACCTAAGCACATTTGTAACTGTGCTTTATCTAAGTTCTGAAACTCATCAATTATACATACACAGTCTTCAAAAGTTCTTCCTCTAAAGTGTGTAAGTGATACTAGCTCTAATGCTTCTGATTGTTCTAGTTTTGTTATTATCTCAGGTTTATCATATACCTTTTTGATATTAGCTTTGATAGGCACAAGCCACGGCTCCATCTTTTCCTTTTCAGTACCAGGAAGAAAGCCATTATCCTCTGTAGAGACTGTTGGTCTTGTGATAACTATCTTGTTTACTCTTCTTTTAAACAGCATGTCTAGTGCTATTTGTACTGCTAAAAGAGTCTTTCCGGATCCTGCTTGCCCTATAATAAAGTTATAAGGTGTTTCAATTATCCTTTCTTTTGCATACTTCTGCTCCTCAGATAGAATAACAGAATACTTAATCTCCCCTTTTGGTGGAGCTTTTTCAATGTTGGGTTTTTTACTTGCCATAATATGTATTATTGATCATAAGCTAATCCTTGTCCACCGCGCACTTTGCTGTCTTGTTCCTCCTGAAGGTCTTTGTATACACCTTTAAAAGATTGCCGGATACCATCAAAGTCTTTTGCAAGGGCTCTAATTTGAGCTATATTTCCATCTTTACCATCTGTGATAGATGTATAAGTTAGATATGTTGCTATTCTATCCAAGGCTATTTTCATACCTTGATATGCTCTAGATGTAGGTGTTTCATACATTTTTCTACAGAAGTCTAAACCTACTCTAATAAGAGGCTCTTCTGTACTGAACTCTGCACCTATCTCATCTATGATAATATCTTCCTTGTCTATTTCATTCATATGAAAGAATGGATTCATGTCCGGGTTAGGGCATGTCATGTAGAACAAGTATAGGTATATAGTCAAATAGTCATCTGGATAACTATCCATTATATCCTTTAAGGTCTTTAATGTATAGCAATGCTCAGATGGAATTACCTTGTTGTTTTGTATATCAAACAGTTTTATTGTCATCTCTAAATTTTTTATGCATATAGTTAAACTCACCATAAGTGATATCTATACAATATGCGTTACCAAACTCTGTATATACTACAGTATAATCTTCCAAGTATCCTTCATCACTTATAGATTGTCTGTAAGATACTACAGAATTCATTTCAAAAGTAAAAGGTACCTCAATAAGATTCTCCTTACCAGTCATTTCTTTTATCTTTTGATTTTCCATTATGAGTATGCACTCAACCCACTCACTTGCTTTTGAGGTTATGTCTGTTGTCATGTATCCAGTTTATTATGTTAATTACTTCTGCTTTTAAATAGGGTACCTCAATTGGTATAACTTCTTTTACTATAGGATCACCTTCCGGGCTATATTTTGTAATAGGATTATCATATTCATCTCTACCCTCTTCTTCAAATACTACATGGTGTAAAAACATTCTACCCGGTTTTAATTTAGGGTTATGCTTTATTATAATATACATATAAATACTGAGCTGTAATGCATAGTGATAGAAATTACAGTCATCTAAATGTGCTACTGGAGCTAGCATTTTCTTAGAGATACCTTCCCAGTTTATATAAGATTCCTTATCTATTTTCTTATTAGTCTTGTAATCAGTTATATTAACTGTGCTATTTACTACTTCTACTAAATCTGATTGTCCGCAGATACCTGCAGACTTTAAATAGACCATATGCTCAGGGTAGATACCATCAGTAAGTTTCTGCTCCGGTGCATGTTTAACACCTCCTTCTTCTATAGGCTTATATACTGGTAATGGTAATCCTTCCCGTTCTATAGAGGCTAGAGAACATAAGTCATTTTCCCGTTGATTATGGTAAAATGTACCCAATGTCATAGCTCTCTCTGACTCAGTCTTCCACAACTGTTGAATTTTATCCGGAGCTATTCCATACCATTTAGACTTCTTATTCTTAGAAGACTTTTCTGCAATCTCTTTTGCATTAAAAGGTTCTTTGAACTGTCCAACTAGTGTAGTTACACTAATCCATTTGATATCTTCAGCATCAACACTTTTGTAGCTATGATCACTGGCTGTGAATATTATTGACATAATGATTCTTCTATTATGGTTTTAGCTAATTCAACTGATGCAGGATCATTTGATTCAAGCATCTTCCTGATATTATCACATTCTTCTTTAGTAAATTTTTGCAAAGCAGCTAGAATAGCAATGTTACTCATATCTAGTTGACGTTCTAATCTAGTAACTCTATCCTTAAGATATTGTATTTCAACCTCATATAACATACTGGTACTATTAGAACCTGTACTTGTTGTAAAAGGTCCTGTGCTTGTACTAGTAATAGAAGATAAACTCTTAGTTTGATCTGCTACAAATATTCCTGGTGTGTTTATATACATGACTTAATCTTTTAAATTATCTAATATATCTTCATCTTCTTCAGATATTAATGCATCCCACTTCATGTCCGGGCATGCACTAGATAGAGCTCTAGTCTTTAAAGCTAATGAGCATCCGCATAAATTACAGCAAGGAGCAGTTCCTGGTACTAGACAATGTTTACCCTCATCATCTTTATGAGTACAGCCCTTACATACTTCTAGTCTATGTTTAGCTACTTCTTCAACAAACTTATCACGGATTACAGAGTTCTTAACTCCTTCCATTATCTGCTTCCGGTTCTTCCAGATTTCCTTTAGTGCTTTCATCTTTAGTCTTTTTAAAATTATCCTTTACTTGCTTTTCTTCCTCTATTACCTGAGCTATTCTATTTAGTTCCTCTAATCTAGTTTCTAATCTTATCTTATGATGATAACTAGCTATTGAGTATCCATCTATACTTGCTACTTGTCTTGTGTACTTATCTATTAGTTTAGTTACTGCTTTTGATTTTACTACAAACTGTCCCAGACCATCTATATGTATTCTAGTATGTGCAAGGGCTGACATATCTTGTCTCACTTTTCTATAATAAAATGTTATAAGATCTTCTATTAGCTGCTCATCTATATTCTCATCTTCAGCTAACTGCTTATACAGGGTCTTAGGTTTCTTTGGAATCATTTGCCTAGTAACTTATAGTCTAATAATACATCTCCTTCTGATTGTATCTTAAGATCTGGGTTTATAAGTATCTGCTTTTTGTTATCCGGGTTTTTTATAACTAAGCCATTCTTCTCAGCTTTATTCAAAGCATTCCGGACACTCTGTGGAGATTTAAAAATCCAGTCTTCATCAGTAGAAACATCATAGCAAAAATGAGTTAACTCAATAGGGCTATTAAGACTAAGCATTGTAAGACAGTTAAGATCAGCATCACTCACTGAGATCTTATTCAGAAAACAGTGAGTGAGGATCTGGTATTTTACAATGTCCCACTTAGTCAATATAGCACGCTTTTGTACTTGGTTAACTAATGCCATTATTAATTCTTCTTAAGTGATCTTTTAGATTCTTTAGCAGGTTCTTTCTCTGCTGAATATCTTTCTTCTGATTCTTGTTCTTCCGGATGTTGCATCTGGTACATAGCTGACGCATGCTGCATATCATACTGGAATCTTTTGAACTTGTATTCAGATATCTCTGCAAGAAGCTTTTCATACTTGTGTTGTGCTTCTAAGAAAGGTACTGCTTCTTCAAAAAATTCTTTCATTTCTAGCTTTCTAGCTGCTAATTGTTCTGGAGTCATTTCCTCCATTTCTTGTTGGTTTTCCATTTTTATACTTTTTAAGTTTAAGCAAATATACAAAAAAGTTTAAACTATATATATTTAAAATAAAAAATCCAGATACTCTATGTACCTGGACTTTCTTTACTTAGGATTATTATTTCTTTCTCTTAACTGTTTTTACAGTTCCACCTTTCTTTTCTTGCTTTAGCTTATCCTTATTTTTTAAAGCAGCTATTCCAGCAACTGTAGCTACACCAATACCTGCTGCAACTTTTGCAACCTTACCTGCAATAACTTTACCACTGCCTGAAGCAAGTCTACGTTTAGTCTTACCACACTTTTTTCCTGGAGGACAAATTTCTTCTGCCATGATTATCTATTTTTAATTGTAAAGTTCATTACTGATAGCATATAAAATTTTCTTGATATATCAACTTCTAGTGTGAATATATCTACTGCACCTAGTCTAATGCGGATACTAAACTTGTCCCACATTTTGTTCTTAGACTTCCAAGAGTTTCTTACTTTCATAACTATTCTTTTATTTGGAAATGCATCCAGTCATAGTCTTTCTCTACACCTAGTGATACAAATCCATGTTTATAAAATATGTCTATCATTGGCTTATACTCCGGTCTTGCAAATCTTGCAGTCTTATGAGACTCTTTTAACTGATTTCTATCTGGATCTAAATCAATTGCTAATCCCCAAGAGTGTACTGACCAGTCTGAACCACCGCGCATTTTACGGAAGTTGAAGCATCCACCAAATAGATCTATACCTAGTTCTACTAGTTTATCATATCCATAGTGTGCTTGTAAATCTGTAAATACTGCTAAGAAGTTAGCTTTGACTGCTTTGTGACAACTCATTCTTGTCACTTTAGTCTCATGGTCCCATGCAAGACGCATTGGATAAGGAAGGATAATTGTTTCCAAATAACCTTGTCCGGTTACATTTGGCTTGCCATACTTGGCAATGAGTTGTTTTGTTGTTATCATATTACTCTATTTGTTTAAGAATAAGCTTTTCTACTGCTGCAGCTAACTTATTCACTGTTAATGCTAAATTCTTTAGCTCTGTTTGAGTCTGCTCAACTAATGCTTGATACTTAAGTCTATGCTCTTGTTCTACTAAGTCAATCTTACCATGAGCTTTACCTATTTCTGTTGTATTCTTTCTCACATCTGAATGTATCATTTTTAAAAAATACCCAAATATTCCTATGACTACTCCTGCTATAAAGAGTATGATTGCTACTGTACCTGTTGTCACCATTTTTACTAATAAATATATACTATAATATAGTAAATTTTTATGAGTTAGAGATACTTTCAAGGCTAAAATTGTTATTTTTCCAGAACTCCATAACTTTATCATATGAGTTAAAGTGAATACTTCTTTCTGTAGCATATGTAGATTCAAAATTTAAGTCTTCTACAAACAGTGGAAAGTTATAAACTTTACCCATTCCTACAAATAATACAGTTTCTATACATGGTAATATTTCCGGATAACCAGGAATGGTTAAATCAAATGTGCCATTTTTATAGTGTGTATCAATAAGTTTAGTAGCATATGATCTTTTCATTATATATGCTTGACAACCCCAATCCCATATACCTCTTTCTGTAAACTTTATATCTCTACCTGTTTCAGATATTAAACATAGTTGTACTACTTCCCAATCAGACGGTAAGCTTTCAATGAACTGAGGCCATGTAAAGTTCCAGTATTGAATTGTCTCAAATGATAGATCATCTTCACAGAAAAATGTATAATCTTCTGTTGTAGTTTCTAACCAGTTCTTTATAGTAAGAATATGTGATGTTATAGCTCCTATATGTGGTACAAGTACTGATTCACTATGTCTACCAATAATATTGTATCCTCCATTGTACCTGTTAAATACATGAAACTTAACCTTATTCACATAATAACTGTTAAACTTAGACTGTAAATTTATTCTTCTATCCTCGCATTCAGATAATGATATACTGTTTACAGATGGAAAGTAGTCTAGTTTATTATGATCTTGTCCTGTTATATATAACAAGTTATTATTTATTATTTGAAGAAATTCAAATGGAGGATTATACTTAAGCTTTAAAAGTTTAAACAAGTCTATTGACTCATCTTTTTTTCCTATATGCCATGCAGCTAAGGCTTTTTGAAAGAGTAGTGTATATTCTCCTAAGTAGTTTA